CCGATCCAGCGCCAACACCTACAAGGTGACGGCTTACGATCGGATGAGCTGGACGGACAAGGACCTGTCCCCCTGGCTTCGGGGGCTGACCGGCTGGCCGTATACCTTGTACGCTTTCGCTGGGATGGTGTGCGCCCAGTGCGGCCTGGAGCTAGCCAATACCAGTCTGCCAAACGGCAGCTACCAAATCCAGCAGTTTTACGCCGACAGCATCACCGGGCGGCGGCTACTGCAGTGGATTGGCGAGGCCAGCGCCCAATTCTGCCGGGCTACACCGGAGGGCAAGATCCAATTTGGCTGGTACCGGCGGCCTGAGAGCCTGGCCATTGGGCCCACAGATTACTACCAAGGCAGCCTATCCTATGAGGACTACCAGGTGGCAGCCATTGATCGAGTGCAGATTAAGCAGGGCGAAGGGGATATTGGCATCATCCACCCGGCAGACGCCGAGGACGGCAGCAATACCTATATTATTGATGGCAATTTGCTGTTGACCACTGGATCCGATGCGGCCCTCAGGCCCCTTGCGCAGGCGATTTATAACGTCATCCACGCCATCCAGTACACCCCTTGCAAAGTAGCCATTATGGCCGGCTTGGGAGCCCGCGCGGGGGACATCGTGCCGGTGACCGACGCCAACGGCAACACCATCACCACTTACATCATGACTCGGACCACCGCCGGGCAGCGGGATACCCTGGAGTCCACTGGCAGCGCCAGGCGGGATAGTGTAACGGCGGCCCACAGCAATACACTGCAAAACCTGCACGGACGGATTCTCAAAATCCTGGCCACCATCGATGGGCTGACCATCGAAAACCAGGACCTTGCCGGGCAGGTGACCGGCTTGAGCCTGGCGCTGGGCGAGCTGCGGACTTATGTGCAAACCACCGGCGAGGAGACAGACGAGACTATCCAGCGCCTACAATCGCTGATCGAGCAGACCGCAACCCGACTGGAAATCACCTTTACACAAACCAGCGAGCGGATTGACGACGTGGGAAACGACTTGGCGGGCGCGGTGGCAGAGATTTCCACTTACATCCGGGCATCCAGTGATGGGGTGGAAATTGGCAAATCGGATAGCCCCTATGCTGCCCGGCTTACCAATGACCGCCTTGAATTTACCGAAAATGGCACAGTTGTGGCGTACATCAGCAATAACAAGATGTACATCACCTCTGTGGAAGCAACGGAATATGCCCGCCTTTGCTGCTTCGAGTTCTTTCAGCGAAGCAGCGGGACCGGAATTTGCAGATACAGGAGGCTTAATTAGAATGGCAATAGCATCCACCCCGACCGTGGCGGCAGGCGGCAAGGAGTTTGGCCTGCAAACAACCATATACACTAATCGGAAAAATACCACCTATACCCACACACTTGACGCATTATTGTACACCGGTAGCAAAATTATCGAGAGTGAAATTGCTCAAAACGTGGGGGCCTCTGCTGCATGGGTGCCGCCCTTAGAATTAATGCAGCACATCCCCAACGCCACGTCCGCGCGGGCCCGAATTAGGTGCCGAACCTACGATAGTGTGGGGTCCTTCGTGGGGTACGCCTTCAGCGATTATTTCGATCTTGCTGTGCCCGCCGCAGCCGCCCCCACTATATCTAGCTTCACTGCTACGCCAATCGGAAACGGCGTGCCGGCGGCCTGGGGCTTGTACATCAAAGGATACAGCCAGCCTCATTTCCGCATATCGGCTGCCGGAAAATACGGCGCAACCATCAAATCTTACATCATCCGGCAGACGTCCACCACGGGGCCCCGGATTCCGCCATTATACGATCCGGACATCGAATCCGGCGTGCTGACCCAGGCTGGGACGTGCACCTTAAAGGCGACCGTGACCGATAGCCGGGGTCTGACCGCAACAAAGACCCTGACCTTGGAGGTGGTGGACTACGAGCCACCCCGAATTTCTGACGCCAAATTCGAACGCTGCCTGGCTGACGGGACGCCAGATGACGACGGGACGTATCTCAAAGTTTATGCCAAGCTCTCCATCTCACCTTGCAAAGGAAAAAACAGTTACACTGCTACAGTGCAGTACCGGATCAAGGGCGCATCCACCTGGCAGACAGCCGGGAACTATGAGACCGCCGCGACGAAAATCTATAATATTCGCATGACAGACAGTATTTACGAAGTGCGGATTGCCCTGCAGGACGGAATCCAGACGTCTTACGCGGGGGCTACACTGGATATCGGGACGATCCTGTACGAGTACGATCCTACAGGAAATGAGCTGAAATTCAAGGTGCCCGTGGCGTTTGCGTCTGGCCCCGACTATGTGGTGGATTCCGGCACATCCGGGAGCTGGAGATATCAAAAATGGGCCAGCGGCATCGTGGAACTGTGGGGCGCTCATCAGGTGAAAGCCTCGTCGTCCACGGCCATTGGCAATGGATATTATTCCAGCCAATTTTCGATTGCTCTGCCTTTCGGGATGACAGGGGCAGTGGTGAGCGGAACGGCCAGCAATGTTTGCCATATCTGCAACGCCGATGTGGAAGGGCAGGCTGTGGTATTCCGACTATCCAATTATAGCGGGATATCCACAACAACACAGTACACGGCAAGATTGCATATTAAAGGGGTGCTGGCATGAGCCATATTGCAATTGATATCAATCATCAGCAGCTGATTGCAACTGTGGATCATCCCCTGATTGCCCGGAGCGTCGGGCAGGCGTCCTTTTCAGCCGCCGCCGACGAAACCTGGGACGGCTACACAATCACTATCGTATTTGCGACGGCCTATACGCAAAAATCCTGCCTGTACACTGGCGGGACGATGGACGTGCCCTGGGAAGTGCTGGACCGCCCCGGATACCTCTGGATCTCTGCAGTTGGCCACGCGCCGGGCAAGCGCCGGCCCACCGCTATCATGCGGCAGCCGCTGACAATCGCGGCGAATGGGCGCATTGAGGGCAGCCCCCCTCAGGAGCACACCCCCGCCCTCTGGGAGCAAGTACTGGCCCAGCTGCAGGCAGCCGCCCTGACGCCGGATGAGGCCCTGGAGGCTTTGGTGGAGGCGGGGATGCTGACGCCGGTGACCGACAGCAGCGGGGCAATTTACACTGATGAGGATGGAAGCATTTGTTGCATCTAGGGAGGATACTATGGCTTATAATTTTATAAAACTGAGTGATGCCCCGGTGGCGGAGGACGGCGCCACCCACGTGCTCGGCACTAAGGAAGGCCAAGTGGTACGGGTGCCGGCATCGGGATTGGGCGCAGTGGCACTAGACTTAGAAATTGCCGGAGACAGTGCGGGCCCCACAAGCGTGCTGGATGCCTCCACACGGGACGCGAATAGACTGGCTGGCGCAACGCTGAAATTGCCCACCGGAGAAGCCTACACAGCTGATGATAGTGGCAAATTCGTGGCCGAGGAGTTGTACGCGGCGCTGAGCGATTATATCCGGTGCGGCTGCGTGCTTCTATTTCGAATGTTCGCCGGTGAAGAGCTGCAGGATACGTATCTGGTGATATCTGCAGCATATCGCGCTTCGGGCGACGCTCATATGCTGTGGCTGTATTCGGATGGGCCGGAGCTTATGATTTTCGATCGTGATTCCGGAGAGGCGTAGATGCAGCCTATGAAGGAATCTATTGTTACTATACTGCACGGCATTAAAGCGTGGGGCGATGCCAGCATATCCCGGCTGCGCGAGGATCTGCAGCGTCAGATCCGGGCGGTGCGGCAGACGGCAGTTGCGGCAAAGCAATCTGCTGATAATGCTGATAAGCGCATCGGGCAGCTATGGGATGGCATGGATGGGGCGTATGAGCGGCTTTCGGAGTTGGAGGCACGCCCTAATGAGGAATTAAAGCTGATCAGCCACGATACTTTTCAGGAATCCGTAAGCATGATTGAGATCCCAAGCTTGTCCGTGCCCCTTTCAGAGCTCTATGTCCAGGCCTATATCCCCGGCAATCCCGATTCGCCGCAGAATAGGGTTACGGCGCTGAAGGTGCTAATTGGCTTGGCGAAATCGAGCACGACAACGCAATGGCAATATGCCTTTGATCTTGGCAGCGCCCATACAACTGGATTTGTATTTGCCCGTGGCCGCGTCAACTTGCGCACGGGCGAGTGCGAATCATCATCCGTGTATGTCGAGCATCCCGAAGCCGGGCGGGCGAATCCTTATAGCTCAGCCACATCTCATTATTATGGGCCGTGGATGCTGGATGCAATGAAAGGCACCAATGATTTTTCCTATGATTATATTGAGGGCGGAGGGAAGATAAATGGGATACGCATATCTGCCGGCCTGGGAAATGTGTTCGTGGCCGGAACTGAATTTCTAATTATGGGGCGATGAAGATATGAGGATCTACGAAAATGGCATATACAGGGACGCCACGCCCGAAGAAATCGCCGAACTGGAGGCACTGATGGCCGCCACACCCCCACCGGAGCCCACCACGGAAGAAAAATTAGCCGCCCTACTGGCGGCCCTTGAAGGAGGATTGCAAAATGCCTGATATCTATGCCGCTCTTGCGGCAATGGCCCGGAGGGCGGCCGGGGAAGCCCGGGCGGCAGCGCCTACAGCTGCTGCAGATGATGTAATCGCTGATATGGCGTTGCTCCAGGAGTGGGATCCCGGCAAGTACGCCGTTGGCGATGTGCGGACGCATGTCGGCCAGCCCTGGCGTTGCTGCCAGGCGCACGATAGTACGAGCAACGAGATCTGGGCCCCCGGGGCCGTACCGGCGCTATGGGCCCCATATCATGCCACATCGGCTAAGTGGGCACTGCCTTGGGTGGCGCCCTCCGGTGCCCACGATGCCTACCAGGCGGGCGAGTACATGATTTGGGCGGATGAGCTGACTTATAAATGCCTGGCGGATGCTACGGTGCACGGGCCGGATGTGCTGCCAGGCAGCTGGGAGGTGATAGAGCGGTGATCGTCGACGCACAAACCGTCATCACATTAGCGGCTGTGGTATCCGCTCTGGGTGGCCTTCTGGCCCTGCTCCGCCGGGTGTCCAGGTGGGTGGATCGACAGCAGGCGCAAGATGCTGAAATCAGTAACATAAAGTCCGAGCAGCAAGTGATTTGCTATGCGCTACTCGCTTGCCTCGACGGATTAAAGCAATTGGGCGCAAATGGAAACGTGACAAAAGCACATGATGCTTTGGATAAGCATCTAAACAAAAATGCACATCATTAAGGAGGTAAAATCATGGATTTTGGAATTGCAAGCGTGGCAGGAATTACGGTGATTTGCTATCTGATCGGCCAAATCATCAAGGCTACCGGCCTGAATAATAAGTGGATTCCCTGCATCGTGGGCACCGCAGGAGCGGCGCTGGGGGCTGTGGGGATGTACATCATGCCCGATTTCCCAGCCGGGGACGCGCTGACGGCTGTGGCTGTTGGCATTGTATCCGGCCTGGCTGCCACCGGCGTGGATCAGCTGGGCAAGCAACTGGGCAAGGGGGAATAAATCATGGTTACAAAATTTTTACTGGCCCTGGATGCTGGCCACGGACTTCCCACGCCTGGCCGCCGTATCCCTGCAAATCTGGATCCCAGCCAGCATCAGGAATGGTGGCTCAATCAGCGGATTTGCAACTATATCGCTGAGGCGGCGAAGCGGTACGAAGGCTTTGAGATTCTGCGGGTGGATGATGCCACTGGCGCGGAAGATGTGGGCATGTCGGTGCGCTGCCAGCGGGCCAACGCCGCTGGCGCTGATCTCTACTATAGTGCCCACCACAATGCTGGCATCAATGGGGGCCGTGGCGGCGGCGTAGTGGCCTTTTCGCTGGGCGAGGGCTCTACTGCCGCTGGCTGGCGGGACGCCTTGTATGCGGCCATTGTGGCCGCTGGAGGGCTAGCCGGGAACCGCTCCAGCCCTAAAACTACGGCGGACTTTTATGTGCTCCGCAACACGGCCATGCCCGCCGTGCTGATTGAGCACGGCTTTATGGATGCACCGGATGATGTGCCGGCTATTTTGAGGGAGGACTATGCAAAGGCTGTGGGCTACGCCGTTGCTGAGTGCATCGCCACCCGTGCTGGCCTGGCCAAAAAGGCACAGGCTGCAGCGCCCACCATCGCCCCGGGCTTGAGCCAGGGCGATGTAAAGGCTATGATCCAGTCCGCCATTGCAGAGGATCGTAAATCCCGCACCTTTGCCACTCTGGATAAAGTGCAGGATTGGGCGCGCCCCACAGTGGCCAAGCTGCTGGATAAGGGCGTCTTGCAGGGCGATGGGCAAGGGCTCAATCTGGGCTATGATCTCCTGCGAACCCTGGTAATCCTGGACCGGCTAGGCAAACTGGACTGATCTAGCAAGTTGCCGGCAAGCAGACTGCGAACCATTTCCAAAATAGAAATAGTTCCTGCTGGCCTTTTTGGCCTTTTGGGCGGCAACCAGCAAGTTGCAGGCAAGTTGCAGGCAAGTTAAAAAATTATCCCCCTCCCGGCAGTTTTTGGCTGCTGGGAGGGGGATTTTTTTAGTTTGCGCTATCCGGTGGCTCGTGGATATGCTCCATCAGGTCGCCCGGCTGGCAAGATAAGGCTGCGCAGATTTTATCAAGCACGTCCACCGGTATGCGGCTGATTGTGCCTAGGCTGATTTTGGATATCGTATCGTAGCGTACGCCTGTTCGTTCCGCCAATTGCTTTTGAGTCATGTGCCGCTTGGCCAGCAGCACTTTTACGCCGGTAAAATCTATCATCGCTGTCACCTCCTGTGCACCATCATTGTATCCCACGAAGCGTGATTTGTCAACGCGCAAACCGAGAAATTTTTTCTAAAAATCCCGTCAAAGGGGTTGACAAATCGCGGTAAACGTGATATTATATACACGTAAGGCAGGAGCGAAGCTCCTTTAGAAAGGTGTGAGGTGAATGAGCGAGATGCAAATTACAGAGGCGCTTCTGAGAGCGATTCTTGAGCTGATCGACAAGTGCGATACGCTTGAAGAGCTCCGCGCCAGCGTCAACCGCATCATGGGCAAGTAAAAAGTAGCGGCCCCCTTCCACAGCGACCGCTACAACCCCTGTTCAGAGGTGGCCGGGAGCCTTACCCGGTTGCCTCCATGGTACCAGAGTTTAAGGCAAAAATCAAGTATTTTGGAGGAAAATGCAATGAAAACCATCAAGACCTATGAAAGCTTCAACCACCGCCGGTACGGCAACCCGTGGATCGCCGAAGTGATCCCCGGCACAACCAAGCCAGACTTCAGCCGCAAGGTCGGCGGCTACACCGGAGCCTACGGCAAGGGTGAAGCCGGGAACCTGTACGTATCCGACCCCGTTGAGGGGCAACTGTACACCTTCGGCCAGAAGGACTATCGCGGCGGGAAGACTGAGCGCGGATACGCCCGGTACGAAAACGGGGAATTCCATGAAGTGGATCCCCGGGATCTGTGTGATTGAGTTGAAAGGAGTGTCTTGAAATGGAAAAAATTATGTCCGCTATCATTCGCCCATGCACTGAAACCACCGGCGAATATCGCCTGAGCGAATCCCACGAGGCTGAATTTGGCCACGAGTGGGACGGCAACATCCGGGCCTACATCCTCAATGCCTCCGAAGATGAGGATGCCGCTCTTGCGGCGATGGCCCGGGAGTGCACCGGCGCCATCCACGATTTGCCTGCCGGCGCAATCGTGCTCTCCAGCGAGGACGGCACTCCGCTGGAATGCTACTGGGTGGCGGAGGCATGAGCTCCGCCGGCAAGGAGGGCGGCACTAAGGTAGCCGCCCTGTACATCAGAGTATCCACACTAGATCAGGCCAGGGAGGGCTACTCCCTGGCCGCCCAGCAAGCCGCGCTGGAGGCCTGGGCCGCCGCCCACAGCTACGCCACGCAACTGTACGCCGATGAGGGCATCAGTGGCAAAGATATCGGCCACCGGCCAGCCATGCGCCAGATGCTGGCCGACGTAGAGGCCGGCAAAATCACCGTGGTGGCTGTGTGGGCCTTATCCCGCCTGACTCGCAGTGTGGCGGACCTGTACACTACGCTGGAGCTGCTGGCGGCCAACGGCGTGGCTCTGATAAGCCATACGGAAGCCTTTGATACTAGCACCCCCACAGGCCGGGCCATGATGGGCCTCCTGGGCGTTTTTGCCCAGATGGAAAGGGAAATCACCGCCGAGCGCGTTCGGGCCGCCATGGCCGAGAGAGCGGCCCAGGGAAAGCGCACCTGCCACAGCGTCCTGGGCTATGATCTGGATGGATCTGATAGCCTGGTGCCCAATCCCCAGGAGGCGGAGATCATCCGGTACATATACAGCAAATACTTAGAGCATAAGTCCCTCTCCGCCGTGGCCGAGCTATGCCAGATCAAGGGATACCACGGAAAGAGAGGGAGAGAGATGTGCGCCTGGAGCGTAAAGTTGATTCTCACGCGCCCGATCTATGCCGGATACAATAGCTGGCACGGGCAACTCATCCGGGGCCAGCACGAGGCCCTGATCGGTGTGAGCGATTTTAATCGGGTGCAACGATTGCTCGCCAAACCGGCTACTGGGCGCAGGGCTAAGTGTCGGCCCCGGGAGATTTCCGCAAAATGAAAGGCGCCCTCTCCTTCGCCGGGAGGGGGCGCTAGTTGACTTTTGAGAGGCTTTTTCTCAGTCTGGTTTCAAGTCGTGCCCCCGTGTGGGGCACAACTATAATACCTCAGCACCGGCAGAAATGCAAGGAAAATGATAGAGGGCTACCCTTCTAGGCGGCCCTCTATCGCAATATTTCCCGCTGGCCACCTTGATAGAGGGTGGCCGCTTTGATTTTAGCGCAACTGTTGATTGCAAACGAAAAATGTTGGGTGCAGATGAAGTGCAGGATGTATCCGGTCGCACTTGCTTGTAATTTGCTAGTTTTTCGCCTTATATGTAGTCGCATTTTGCTGCATTTTGAGGCTTAATTGTGCTCAAAAAGCAGAAAAATTCAAAAAAATTCGGCAGAATTTAAGGAAAAAGTTTTTAAATATGCCTTTTAAGCAATGGGTCTGGAGTTCGAATCTCCAGCGGGTCACCATAAAAGCAAAACGGTATAGATGCCACTGGCGAAAAGCCAGTGGCATCAACCGTTTCCGGGCTTTTTTCGCTCGGAAATTCACGAATGATTCCATAGATGCCAACCACTGTTTCCCCCTAACTGGTGGGATTCGAACCCCCTTTTTTCGGCGATTGGCAAATTCGGAACCATGTGGCGCCCTTTTTGAAGCGGTTATTTTCAAAAAGGGCGCTATTTTTCTATCAAAAGAATACACAAAGTTTGAGGCGTCAATTTGTTGGTCACGACGGGCCATCGAATTGGCGCCCTTTTTGTTTTCAGATAAATTCAAAAAGGGCACTGAATGTCAGGAGGTAGTAAATGAACCGAGAACAGTTTTTTCAGGAGCTTCGCACCGCTCTCCACCGTGAGGGATTCACTCCGCAGCCGGAACAGGATGAATTGCTTCCTGTGGAGTGGGATGGTCTCCCCCTTTGCCGGATCACAGCGGACGGAGGCGTTCGCTACTGGCAGGAGGATGTAGCGACACCGGAACGGGAACGAGCCTGTGAGCGAGCCACCGATCTGGCCTGCACCGTGCGGGAGTACATGACGCTGCTGGAACAGGCTCCGCTCCTGCAAGCCCAAAGTCTGACCGGTGACTACCGTCTGCTGGCTGACTTCAACGGAGCCGTGTTGGCTGCCCATCCCACCCGGCTTGGCGTCCAATTCGTCACATGGGACTGGAGCTTTGACCGCACAGGTCTCAACCAGGGCAATTACTTTCAGGAAAACTATGTAGGTGCCAAGCAGGACTTCGCCATCCGCGCCGGCCTCATTTCCAAACAGCAAATCTTCAATCAGGAACAGCTTATCGAAATCTACCGCTGCTGCTCCGACACCTTGGACGCTGGTTTTGACTTGACTGCTGAGCAGGAAAAGTGCATCCGGGGCGTTCAGGAGCAGATTGCCATTGCAGCTCCCGATGCTCTGGATCGCATAAGGGAGCAGGAGCAGCACCCCATGGAACCCTACAACCAGGAACCGATCATGTAATATTCAGGCGCCGGAGTTTTAGAAATAAGACTCCGGCGCTTTTTTGCTTTACTGAAAGGAGCACACCACCAATGACACGCTACTTCATGCGGGATACACCGCTGTGCCAGATGGAACAGCAGATGATGACCCCGCCCTATTTCAAGCCCAGGGGCCATGGCCGATACTATCCCAGTTTCAAATATAGCAGAGATGACATGGAGTGCCCATACTGCATGAACTTCAGACGAAAGCATCCCTGCCCTTTGGAGCAGTGCGTCTGTCTGGATGAACGGATCGTGGCCGGTGCGATTGACCTC